AGCTCCTCCATAGTTGGAAGACGATCAAAAAGATCGCCCCCAATTATGTGCATACTACACTCGTTTTCTATTTCATGAATTTGAGCAAAGAAGGCTTCATATCTTTTCTTAGCCCAGTCAACTGGGACATTTTTCTGCCCCAGTTTTAAGTGCCAGTCTGCTGTGAATAAAATCACCCTACATTAAACTCCGCTTCCAAAGTGTCATCTACTTCTGAAGTGTGTGCTTGTCGTATACGATCCAGCAACTCTTTTTGAGCATCTGGAGTTGGTCTAGACATTACTTCGTCCATAGACTTTACAGAGGCTGCAAGAGCTGCATCTTCCGCACTAAGAGGAGAAGGCTTACACTTAAGTGCCTGTAGTTGGTACTCTACATTATAAGGCAGAGGCCCAGTCTTAACACGCTTAAATTTAATATCCCATCCAGTTTCTGGATCGGTAGGATCACCGAGGTCTTCGGCAGCACTAATGATTGATTCCCAAAGCTTCTTCTTGAGATTGACAACTTTTACTTCACCGTTGTCAATACACTGAGTAGCATAGCTCCAGCCACATTTAAGATCAGGGTAGTACTCACGAACCCAATCTTTTTCTTGGTTTGTAAAGGCTTCTGCATTTCGATCAAAAGACAGACACTCTAAAGGAATGTTCTTGTCATTTTCACCCTTAACCCAGTATACATAACGAGCAAGAATATCACCTACGATACGCATGACATTGTCACCATCTTTATACTGAAAAGTGCTGATAGAAGTTTTTTGGGCAGAACCCTTTTGTTGGTTAAATGATATAGCCATTTAGTTTTTCTCCGTTGGGACTTCTTCATGAAGAAAATGAATTTCGCCATTCTCTAAAGAAAGTAGTCTATTATTGTTTAAAAAATTATAAGGATCTTCCTTCAAAAGAAGGGGATCTAGTGTTGTTTTACCGTAGGCTTTATAATCTCCATAAGACCTCAAAGAGGCAAGTGCTATGTAGACACAGACGTCTCGGTAAGAGTATTTATATGATTGGTATAGTAGAACGTCAGGATGAACTAAGAAGCTCTGCCCAGAAAAATCAATGAATGAATACTTGTAAAGTTTATCATACTTGTTTCTAGGAAGCTGCTTATCAACTAACATTTTGAAAACTCGCACTATCTCGGAAGGACTTCCTTTGCAAGTTTTAAAGATTCTATTCCAATTATATAAGAGCATATTATACCAGAAAGTCAAGGTAATGTCAAGAACTATTTTTTTATAGTTGGTCTATCTTATACCCCTGTTTCATATAGTATCCCATCCTATTGGAAGCCTGTCTTCGGGCTGTGTTTCCTTTTAGGTGGATATCTATCACTACAGGTGATATTTTATTTTCTTGTTGGCGTATGATACGCCCGATTAGCTGAGTGAGTAAAGGCTCATTATTAACAGGAGTTGCTAAAATTAAACAACTTAAGCTATCTACAGAGATTCCCTCTGAGAATATTGCCTGTGTTCCATATAGAACATCCTTTTTACCACTACGAATCTCGTCTAAGTATTCTTCCCTATCCTCATGAGGAATCTCGCCTGTAACACAGATAGACCTATCGCCTGTTAATTCTGAACAAGCCCGTAGAAAACTAACTCGGTCACTTACTACTAATACCTTATGCCCTTTAGTAGCATAAGCCGCAGCTATCATAGCTACACTATGTCGATACTCCTCTTGATTAGATAGGTGTGTTACTTTATTAGCCCAAGGAGTTCTCTGCCCGTCCATAAATCTTATCTCTGACGGGTATATAGTTATGGAAGGAACCATATAGTTCTCCTTTGGTGGCTTAAATACCTTATTACCAAAGTAGTCTCGAAACACCACATGCTTCCCATCTTTTCTTTCAATAGTTCCTGACAGGCCTATCTTATACCTAGCATAGTTTGTGTCTATTACTTTTGAAAAAGTCGGAGAGGAAACATGATGCATTTCATCTAGTATAATAGTGCCGAAATGTTTATTTATCTTGAGAATATTTCTGTATAAACTCTGAGTATTCCCAATCACGATTGGAGCATCAATTTCAAACTTTCCGCTGCCTATTATGCCCGGCGTAATTCCATATACTTTTTCTACTTCCTTTGCCCATTGGTTTCTTAGCGGTACTGTATGAACAATGATAAGTGTTTTCTGTCCTAACTTGCCCGCGATTGCAAGGCCGGTAAAAGTCTTGCCCCAGCTTACCCAAGCGTTTATTATACAATTATCTTCAAGCTCGTCATAAACCTCCTGTTGACTTGGTCGTAGTGGTAACTTAAACTCAGGAAAGTCTACGGGTATATTGATACGCCTATCGACTATTTCGTAGTCCTTCGGTATCAAATCCGTTCTTCCAATTGGTATGCTTACCAACGTATCTCGTACTCGTGCCATATTTTTTATGACAAAAGGCGGATCTCTTGGATTAAACGAAGGAATAGTATAGGTGAGTTCTTTACTTAAAAAGTCCTTGTATTCCTGGGTCACCTCAAGATAAATGCGGTTACTGATTAGTGCTTTCATTATACGACGAAGCTCTCTCCACACCCGCACTCATTTTGAACATTAGGGTTTTTAAATTCAAATCCTTCATTCAACCCTTTCTTGACATAATCCATTTCAGTACCTTTAAGATACACTAAACTTTTAGGATCAACAAAAATATCAATCCCGTAGTTTTCAAACTTTAAATCTTCTTCTATTAGTTTATCAACTGGTTCAAGTACATACATCAGTCCTGAACAACCTGTTGTTTTAACAGCCACACGAATACCTATACCCTTACCTCTATTTTCAAGATAATTGTTAATATGATAAGCTGCTTTTTCTGTCAAACTAATTTCCATTTTATACTTTTCTTTTAGTGTCTTTGAGTTTTACTTTAGAGTACTCGTATAACAACCAGGGGGTATTCCCCATGTGTAGTATGCCTGCCCACTTCCTACCATCTTCGGGGGGTCTAGGTATAGTGAAAGGAGGTCTAATACTATGCACCCACAGTAAAGAAGCAACCTCTTTTAATTCAACTTTACGGATTTTATAGTATTTTAAATTACAAAATTTAGTTTTCTCATAAGTAAAAGGAACGCCTTTTGAGTCTATAAAATTCTTCTTTGTTTGTTTCAGCAAACCCACATGACTAATCAGAGAACGCCTTAGAGGCAGTAACTCCGTAAAAGGGGTCTGTACTCGTCGAACCCCTAAAGTATCCCCAGGCATATTAGTATCATCTACTAACAGGTCATCTATAAAAAGCAACCCGTCAGAATAGCTCCAATTGTCGGAAGGTATCTGAAATACGGGGAACGATATTCGTTGAACATCCCTGTATGTTATTATCACTTTTCTGTTTATCCTTATAGTCAGCTATCGCAGCTTTTATTGCATCTTCCGCGAGTACACTACAATGAATCTTTACTGGAGGCAATGCTAATTCTTCGGCTAATTCTACATTTTTTATAGAGTTAGCACTATCTAAAGTTTTCCCCTTTACCCATTCAGTTAAAAGAGAAGAGGAAGCAATTGCACTTCCACACCCATAGGTTTTAAACTTAGCATCTATAATCACATCATCCTTTACCTTTATTTGTAGTTGCATAACATCCCCGCAAGAAGGAGCCCCTACCATACCGGTGCCTACGTTTTTTGTCCTTTCCATTTTACCTACATTTCTAGGGTTAGTGTAGTGATCTAGTACTTCTTTAGAATATGCCATATTAAATTACCTCCAAGGTAACATAGTCATGCCAATTACATTTAGCAATAACTCAAGTAGAATAAAAAACAGTACACAGGGGCCTAATTGCCATGCCCACCATTTCCAGCCCTCTAAACTATTCACCCAGGTAGCTAACTTACTTTTTCTTGCTTTATCGTAAGCTCCGCTACTCTCGCCAATTCTTTCGGCCCAATAATTGGGGTCAACCGCGTTTTTAAATTTTCTTAGTATTTTTACTAACATACTATGCTTCCATATTGTTTCTCGAATTTACCCATTGAGTAGTCATCTCCAACATCAAAATCACAGCCTACAGGTGCTCCAGGAATTGCTAGCCCTCTATCCATTTGTATGTAGTATTCTAACTGATCACAGTATAAATCTACTTCTCCATAAGGCACTTCTGCAAGTATAGAGTCATGAACTAGAGCAAAAATCTTAGCCTTATAGCCCGCTTTCTGTATAAAAGCGTGCATGTCTATAGCTCCCAATAAATTAATGTCGCTAGCAGCAGACTGGACCAAAAAGTTAAGACCAGAACGAATGCTATGAGATCGGACGCCTGCGTCTGACGATTTGACATTTGGTAATCTCCTTTTTCTTCCAAAAAAGCTATAGACGAATCCGTTTTGCTCAATGAATCTATGATTAGTTTCAATCCATTTTTTAAGAGCATGAAAAGACTTAAAGTAATCATCAATAACCTCTTTTGCTTCACTTTGACTGAAGTATGTACCTGAGTCTTTTGTAACTTGTTCACTAATTTTTTTAGGCCCCGCACCGTACATAATACCAAAGGTAACCGCTTTTGCGGCTTGTCTTTGTGTCGGAAACAGACTTGCAACGTCTTCTACTTCACAAGGTAGTCTAAATACTGTTTTAGCAATCGTACTATGAAAGTTTCCTCCTGAACGGAATACATCCATAAGGGCTTTATCTTTAGCTAATACAGCAGCTACATAAACTTCTGCTGTAGTTAAGTCCATTGCTACAATCTTGTTTCCTGGTGCAGCTTGTATACAACCTTTTACAATAGGGTTATCCCTAGGTAGTTGTTGCATATTAAGTTTACCGCTTGAAGTAAGACGACCACTAGTAGTAAACGAAAGATGAAAACCTGTGCGTAGTCTGCTATCTCTGTCCAGCTGCGGTATGATTTTGTCCAAATAAGTATTTTTAATTTTGGATCGTTGACGTATGTCAAGGATAAGTCCAGGAACTTCAGATTGGGTTGCAAGCTCTCCGAGTACTTCCGCATCCGTTGAGTTAGCACCCGTTCCTGTTTTCTTCCCAGTAGGGTTGAGACCAAGGAAGTCAAAAAGAAGGCTCCGCAACTGAACAGTGCTGTTAGGATTAAAATCTTTTCCATTTATTTTCTCAAATTTAGATATCTCAGGGTTTTCATACAATGTAGCTACAGACTTATCTATCTCTGTCTGCATTAACTCTTGAGATACGCTTAGCCTTTCTCTACTAAAAGGCACACCATTATCCTGCATATCAGTAAGAAATCTAGTGCCTGGGATAAGCAGGTTATCATATACTTTCTTCAGTTTATCATTTTGCTTAATTTTAACAAACTTTTCGTATAAAAGAAACGTACATAGAGCATCCATAGCTGCATATGTTTTCATTACATCAAAAGGAATACATTCCCACTGAAAATCAGCTTTCAATACTCCGTGTTCTTTTCTATAGTTATCCATCCAATCGTACATCGGCTTTTCATAATCGCCATAGGGTGTGTACTTGATGGATAGTGGTTTAAGACCATGCCCTCCGGGATTCTCGTCTATGAGGTAATGGAGCAACATTGTGTCTTCAAAGTTAGGGAATTTAAACTTAAAATGGTATTCAAAAAATGCCATATCAAACTTAGCATTATGAAATACTACCGTTTTCTTACTAAAAAGTTCCTGTAACAGTTCTTCAGTTCGCTCATCAAAACATTCTGTGTTAATATAAGCGCCCTTTTGGCCATCATAACAAAGCGATATACCGAGTATATAACCATCCCTAGGATATAGTCCCGTTGTTTCCGAGTCAAGTGCCACATATGTACCACTATGGTCAATAGCTGCTTGTATAAAGGCATTGCACTCCTCTGTGTCTTCAATTCCGAAAGCGATACTTTCATCTATAATAACCTCGTCAACCAAGCCTTTGATATGGTTGATTATACTCTCTTTTGAAGTTTCCCAAGTTTTACGAGCCTCAGGTTTGAATGTGAGCATCGCAGGATTAATTACGGGTAAAAATTTCTCATCTACTTTCTTACCGGAGTATTCGGTTACTGAATTGATTTTGGTAAAGTACTTGAGCGCGTCACTACCCACTAAAATAATCCAGTCGTAGTTGTCTGTGTTTATATTTATATCACAGTCTCGCTTTAATACTTTCTTAATTGTAGGGTCAGAACACAGTTGATACTGATCAAAATCAAACTCACTTTCAAACTCTCGTCTAAAGTCAGTTCTACCCTTTTTAGTTTCTACTAAGGCAACTCTAGCCATATAACTTCCTTTTTAATTTATTTACTGAAGTTTGGGATAATGCACCAGGGTCTGTATCCTTAAAATGGATATTCCTAGCTACGAGACCAGCTTTCTCACACGCACCCTTTAAATTTTCTGCCGCAGTCTGACCTGCGTCGTCTCCGTCAAAAAAGATTTCCACATACTCTGCTCCTTGCACTCGGAGCATAGACAGTTTAGCATCATTATAGTTATTAGTTCCAAAACAGCACACAGCATTAGTTAACCCTTTATCATGCAAGTTTATCATATCATAAATACCCTCTACCAATATAACAGAGCCTTGTATAAACTCTACTATAGGGAAGAAAGGTAGCTTAGCTCCTGGGGGAGAAAACTTGTACTTAGGCGTCCCACCTGTGGTGTGCCTTCCTTGAAAAGCTACTATATTACCTGATATGTCACGAATAGGAAATACTATTCTACCCACATGGTCATTATGTGAGTGTTGAAAAGCCTCAAACTTCTTATAAGTTTCAGGTCGAATATCTCTCCAGTTTCCTACATACGGCAATCTATTTTGAGGAAAGGACAAACCAACACTTTCGGAGCGTTTTTGTATAAGTTTCTTTTTAAAAAGGTCTCTCTGTTGCTGTAATTGATTTGCCCTTTCCCCAAAATGATTGAATAAATTACCTTTATACCCACACGAAAAACAGTTGAAAATACCAGTAATCTGGTCTATTCTCATACTAGGATTTCTATCTGCATGCTCAGGGTTTAGACACTTTACTAGATAGTCTGCACCCTTCTGCATGAAATAAATATTCTTCTCTTGTAATAGCCTTTCTATTTCCATTAAGCCCTTTCATGCGGTTTATAGTCTGAATCTTCTTCTTGACCATCTGAATTTAAATCAAGCATATCCCGTACTTTTTTCTTATAGCTCTCTATAAACTCTAATATTTCTTCTGTTTCTTTCGAGATAGGAATTTCGTCTTCGTCTAATTCTTCTACCATTTTTATTAATCCCAAAACTTAGTAGTCTCTTGTACCATACTTGGTAAACAATATGCGGTTATGTCTCTAGCAACATACGTGTAGTATGAATCACTATCATTGTATGTGCCTGTTTCTATTTTGTGGGCAAAATAGTTACATCTGTTTATATCTTTAAAATACATCTGATCTGTAGGAACAGCTGTTCCTCCAATAAGTACTTTTAATAAAAATGCCATTACCATTTATCTACCTATATCCTCAATACTTTCTCCACTAATTACTTGATACGCACCCTTATTGTACGCAGGTGCGATTGTATAACTACTAGATATTTCTTGTTTGTATGTCTCATCCTTCTCAGGACGATACGGTGTCATTGGAGCAGACGGGTAATAAGGAGTTTCTCTAATAGTAGGTTCTTCTCTATTAAGAGTATGAAATATAACTTTTTCTTTTCTTCTTGCTGTGGAAATTTTCTTACGTCGTCTACCGCTCATAGTGTGCCCCATACTTCTTTGAATAACTGACATTCGGACTCCATTAATTTTAAAAGTATATTATACTAAAGATGACATTAAATGTCAAGATATATTTTTAGAGGTCGTCTATGTCTTCGCCAGTCTTTTGGTCGTTTGCTTCTCTCTCCTTTGGAGTTAGAGAAGATTCTGGACCAATCTTTAATGTTTCCCAGTCCATTGTAGAAGTAAAAGAACGCATAGCGGCTGCTCTCATCTTAACACAATTAAATGTGATACAACCGTCTTCTTGACTCCAGGGTTCCATAGAATATGCTGCATCAGCAGCGTCAAGAATACCTTTGGCGAATCGAGCTTCACCGCTAGCGTCTGTTTGGTATGGCGAGAATATTGGGGTTTCAAATTCTTGCGCCATGCTCTTCAAAGCCTTACTAACTTCTATTTGTTCTGTCCAATCGTATTGCCCTCCACGAGAAGGTATACTAGATCGCTTAACTTGATTGATATAGTCGACTATAACTACGCCAACATCCATCTTGCTTTTAATTTTTTTATCAAGTTCGGCTCTTATCTTAGAGATAGTAAGAGAGGGGTCATAAACTACATCTAACTGTTGAGCTGGGAGAAGCTCACAAGTTGATTTTAGTTTATCGTGGAACTTTTCAAAGTCCCGATGATCTCGGTACTCCGCAAGTCGCTCTTGGCTATCTTGATATCGGGCAGCCCACCAACCAGCAACCTTTTCCCACTCCGTTACGTTAAGATTTTTAGCGCGTAGACGTGAAAAAGGTATATCAGTTGCAATCGAACAACACCGTTGCAGTATCGCTCGGCTATCCATCTCAATAGTGAAATAGATTGCAGACTTTCCAGATTCATAGACATTGTTAGCAATATTAGAGCAGGTAATAGATTTCCCTGCCCCTCGGCGACCGCCTACTAAGATTAAGTCTCGGGGGGAGAACGAAATCTCGTAGTCATTATCGGTATTCAAGCCGAGAGGCAGGTACTTTCCTAACTCCTCATCAGGTTCAAACAAGGGAATACGTTGCATACTCTCTTGTGGTTCTTGAAGGTCTACTTTATTTTCGATATCAAGAACAATCTGGTGTAGGTGTCCTACGGACTCCTCTGCATCCTCAAAGGACATAGAGTTATCAACGTAATCCTCAAGTGACAGTAGTATCTCTTTTTGAGTATACTCATTTTTCAGATACTGAAGAAGCATATATGCATCCGCATCTACTTCAATAGCATCTATGGCGAAGAGAAGCTCCTTAGTGGCACTATCTCTTAGCTCAAACTTGAGGTCTTCAAACGTGGGGAGCTTATGAAATTTTTCACAATGCTTGTCTATCTCAGAAAACAATCTGTGGTAGGCTGTGGGCAAGTAATGCTTACGCACTGATGACCAAGACTCAAAATCTTGCACATCTAAAACTTGCTTTATAAAAGCACTTGCGATATTCAATGGTTCCCCCGAATGAAATGTAGCTAGAACAACCCCTTGTCCTAGCTACATGGTTTTACTACTTCTTAGGAAGCAGCAGCTTTTTCTTTCTTTGCAGCTCCATCATAGTCTGACGCTGTCAGCCCACGACGGGTAAGCATAGTTTTGACGCCTCTGGCAGTTTTACCAATCGCTTCTGCAATCGCTTCTACTGTCATGTCAGTTACATCGCCCAGATCAGCCAAAGGATCTTCCTTTGCTGAGCCTTTTGTGTGCTCTTGACGGGGGATAGCGTCGATTTCACCGGAACGAAGAAGGCTAAGAGCCTTACCACGAACACTGTTTACAGTACGGTCAAGTTTCTCTGCGATTGCTTCCACAAACGCGCCGTCGTTAACCATAGCTACGAAGGTACCTTCCTCTTCGGGGGAGTAAGTCCTAACAGTCTCCACTTTAGGAGCAGCTTTAACATGGCCAGTAAGTTCCATAGAAAGAATCTTACCTTGAATAGACTTAGGACTAAAAGCCCCAGCTTCAAAGTGAGATGCGATCTCTGCGTAGGTATACTCACCGCTGTTGTCTTGGACAAAAGCAGAGAGAGTAGCTTCTTGAGCCTCGCTGAAAGCGCGTGCACTTTTAGCGGAAGCAAGTTCTACTTCAAAACCCATTTTTCGCAGTTTGCTAGAAACTGACCGTGTAGTAGTCTCAAGTTGGTCTGCAGCTTCTGCTACAGTTGCTTGAGAAACTGGTACTTCATCACCGACGAAATTAGTGAGCTCGTCAGTACGCTCATCAGTCCACTTAGGCAGTGTTGCCATTGGTTTCTCCTATAAAATCTAATAGATTAGTTACTATTGTTATGCCAGACTCTCTGGCCTTTTTTGTTTTTGCAGATTCTATTCCACTTTCATTCACGAGAATGGTTACATCTTTTGTAATAGTACTCTTTACTGCGTATCCTTGGGCTGCTAGTGCCTGGGTTGCGGCAGCTTTAGTTTTAAAACTTGTTAGTTTACCACTAATACATACTGTGCTTAGGGTCTTTACTGCTTCTTTACGTTTCTCAAACTTAAAATCAAACGGTAAAAACTCAAAATTATTAATCCATTCATCTTCGTACCAACCCATTAAACTCTCAGTAGTCTTAATTCCAAGACCCGCGTCACGACATTTGCCCATGCTAAGCTCATTGAGGCCGCTAATTGTTGTGGACAATTTCTCTGTTGCAGTCTTTCCGACTAAGGGTATACTAAAAGCTGGCAGTAATTGGTTTAATGTAGCTTTCTTACTATGTTCAATCTCTACAAATAGCTTATCTGCAAGCCGTTCTGAGGAGAGAGCAATCTTTGTAAGATCATAGTCAAGCGCATATAATTCCCATAAGCAGGTAATTGATAGCTTTTCTATAGTCTTTGGCCCAAGCCCTTTAATTTTTAGGGTCTTGGCAAAGTGCTCAATTTGTTTACTAATTTGTGCAGGACACTGAGTGTTCTCACAAAACAATAAATCATTTCTCCACGCCAAAACAAAACCACACGAACTACAAGTAGTAGGGGCTAATATCGCTTGCATGAAGAGTCCTCTGAAATTGAAAGTATATTATATCTAATTTTGAGATTAGTGTCAAGAATTATTTTTAGTTAACCCGTCGGACAATACGGGGGATGATTTCACCACTGCGTATGACTTCGACCTCGCAACCAATTTCCAACCCTAACTCATTAATGTATTCCATATTATGCAGTGTAGCTCGGGAAACTTGTGCCTCTCCGATTGTAACTGGGTCTAATATTGCTACTGGTGTTACCACTCCTGATTTACCAGTCTGCCAGACTACATCAAGTAGTTCTGTTATTACTCCCGCTTTCTGTTCTTTGAGAGCAATAGAACCTCGTGGGTGATGTGCAGTAAATCCTGCTTCTTCCCACTCTTTTAGATTATCAAATCTGTAGACTATACCGTCTGTGGGTAGGTCTTTATAGGTAAAGGTAGTGTTAGTACAAAACCCAAGACCGTAGCAAAAGTTGAGTTTTTGAGTCCAGTACTTAAAGTTATTATTTGGTCGCATATCATGCACTATAAAAAATAAGTAAGGTGCTCGTTCAGAAAACTCCTCTTCACTTTTAAGTCCTAAGGAACCCGCTGCATAGTTTCTTGCATTAGGAACAGTATCAGCTGCTACTACTTCACCATCAATCTGACAGAGAGAGTTGTAGGTAATCCACCAAGGAACTGTTTTAAGGTAACGTACATTCGCTGTAATGTCAACCCCTGTTTTACCGTCCCCACGACTTGTAGCTCGTACTAACGCTCCTTTATCATAAATGAGAGATATAGCAGCACCGTCTAGCTTGGGTGTCTCGACAACTTCTTTGTCACTCATCCAATCCCAGACTTCTTGCTCTGAAAAAGATTTTTGTAATGAATACATAGGAAAGAGGTGCTTAACACCGGAGTCGGCAGTATAACCAACCTCTTTGTCATTACCTTCTAAAGCGTCCCACTCTTCATCACTTAACGGACTTTCACCATCTTCGTAATAAAGTTTGGCTATCTTGTTCCTGTATGCGTAATCTATATCTGTCATAGGTTCTCTCATTTATTTACAGATATTATACTAGAGAATACATATAAAGTCAAGATTTATTTGGGGCATCCTCCGGATAAATCTCTTTAATTAGCTCACCAAAGTTTTCTTCTATGATTTGTCTAGACTCAGCAAGAGATATAATCTCTGTTAGAGCACGGAATAGCTCTCTAGAATTATTAAAGTCAAGTGGAAGGGCTACCCCCGTAGGAGTAGGCTTCCATTCTTCTTCAAAATCCATATAATACTTTCTTAGATGCAGGTATTCTACACCCCTGAAAGTATTGACAGTGAGCCGTACTTGCTCTTGTTTTTCTTCGTCGTAATGAATTACGTGCTCATAGATATTAACAGGATCAGTCATATCTATCATGATTCATTCTTCAGTACAGAGGCTAAAGGGACTACACTTGTTACATTAAAAGGCTTTAACAGACGGTAAGAGTCTGTATCCCAGCAAAATAGTAATAGTGTATTGCTTGTCTCTTTTGCCCTGTTTTTCTTGCTCTGAATATAAGGCGTACTAAAGTCCAACGTGCAAACATTGTACTTTAGTTTTTTTGAGTTCTCACTACGATAAGTAATGATTGCGTCGCCGTACTCCGTGACAAGAGCAGTTAGTTCTTGCTTTTTCACTAAGGCTCCTTAGGTTTAGGTGGGTAAAATCTTTTACTGTCCTATACCTAGATGTAGCCTACATAGTACTAGTCAAGCAAACCAGTAAAGTACTGAGCAGCTTTACCTGTTAACTTAGATATAATATCTTCATCAACTGCGTGTCCACGAGCTATAATAGCTGCGGAAAGGGCATCCTGTGCGGCTTGCTTTGATACCCTACTTCTACCACCAGGACTACCGGCAGGGCTGCTAGAAGCTTCTTTCTTCACATACACACCAGCTTTGCTAAGAATCATGCGAACTCCGTTAGGGCTTTCACCTACTTCGTCAGCTATATCTTTTACAATCTCCATAGATGTTTCGGG